AGACCATACCCTGTATTCTTCTGAGGAATGGAGAACTTGAAACCATTTCTGAAAAGAGGGCAGACAGAAACTGGATGTCGCAGGTATTGCAAGGGGATCGAACGGATAATATTCCTGGTTTAGTTGGAGTCGGGCCAAAAACTGCTGAAAAAATTTTGGGAGATTCCGAAACCCTTTCTGATATGTGGGACAAGGTGATAGGTGCATACGAGAAGAGGAAACTTACATACAAATCAGCATTACTTTCAGCACGACTTACTAGAATCTTGAGACACGGAGAGTACAATTTACACAAGCAAGAAGTATCCCTCTGGGAACCACCCACCACATGATTGATGAAGAACTCTGGCCTCCAATAGATGAGGTACTTATTAGAAAACTAGAAGAAATCTACCCTGATAGATGTCCATCAATAGATGCACATGACCGAGAGATATGGAGGTACGGTGGTCAGGTGGAGTTGGTAAGGATGTTGAGATCTGTATATAATGAGCAGAACAAGATTGAATAGCAATGGCTACCAATGCAAAAGATGCTGTTACAGCCGCATATAAAAAATATTTAGACAGAGAAGCTGGTGCTTCAGGTTCAAAGTACTGGGAAGATACATGGAACGCTGACTATCAACAAGCTTTAGATAATAATATGACTGATGCTGAAGCGGCAGCGGCGGCTACTGCTAAGACTGAGGCACATATTGGAGGAAGCAAAGAAGGTAAGACTTTCGCAAGAACTGGAATAAAAAGAGAAGTCTTTGAAGGAACAGATAATTATGGAGATAAAGAGAAGACTGATGATTGGTACACAACCAACTACACAGCAGAAGATCCTAACGAGTACGCAGAAGGAAGAGATTATGACTGGGCTAACAAATTAAACACAAAAAATTTAGAGAACTACACGCAAGGTTTCAATAAAATGTATGGAGAATTGCAAGGTAATACGTTAGGGCAGGAAGGACTTGAGTGGTGGGGTTATTCAAAAACTGCTGGTATTGATCACTACATGAGTGATGCTGGTGGTGATTATTCTTTTGCCACAGCTAGCAAGCTTGCAGATTTTGATATAGAACGTGATATAAAATTAAATACTGGTCATCAAAATTATAAAAAGTTTGGAACGATAGGGTATGGAAACCCATTAGAAATCAAGACAAATACTGATGATCATGGTGATATAACAACAGAAAAAAGATGGTTAACCCTTGATCCAGCAGCAAACTTAAACCCTACTGGAACTAAAACTGCTACGCAATACCAGATAGATGATGATGGTGAGTTCGTAGTGGATGATGATGGAAATAAAATAGCAACAGGTAATACAGCAACACCTTATTCATGGGAGTACGTGCCTGATCCAACAGCACCTGGGGGATACAGGATAACACCAGTGGCCTTTGATACTGGTGTTGGAGATGTAGGCAGCGACGACAGGATGTCAACAGCAGGCCATGACTTTCACATGACTAACTATGAAGCAGACGGAATGTACCCAGGTGGAGGAGGTCGAAAGACTTTTGAGATTCCAGCTAATGTACAAAACGTAGATGCAAGCAGGTTTACTTCTACTGGCAGTGACAAGTTAGACATTGCACGGTGGGCTGAGACTGACGCTGGTAAACTTTCTATTGCGGCTGACGATTACTCTTTTAAAAACAAAGGGTTTATAAGAACTCCTGACGGTAAGCTATGGAATCAATATAAGGACATAGATCACGAGAACTTTGACAGTAATCTTGGATTAGAAGCAGGAGAACAAGTAAGTATTAACTGGGGCGGAGGCTATGTAACAGGTCCCTTAACAGGTCCAACAATAGAAACCAAGGATATACCGTGGGAAAAACCTCCTATAATAAACGGCACGGGCCCGAACCCAGTACCTGGAGACACCAACATGATGATGATGGGTGGTGGCGGTGATACATTTATTAATTTAGATCAGGCTCAGAAAAGCACAACAGCAGCAGATAAAGCAATTAAACTTGAAGATAGAAAGATGGCTTCAGGTCACGGAAAGAAAGGCTTTAGCACTACTAAGTACAAGCCAGAAGGAAACATACGAACACTTGGAATAGTCTCATAGTAATATCAAGCTATTATTAAGTAACTACAGAGATTGGCTATGTGTGGTGGTGGACCTAAAGGGCCTTCTGACGAAGACAAAAAGAAAGCAGATGAAAGACACGAAGAGAACCTTGCTCTACAGAAAGAGCAGATGGAAGAACAGAAGCGACAGTTCGAATTAAGTAGAGCAGACAATCAAGCTAGGTATGCTGAACAGAAAGCACAATCAAAAGCTGCACCACCTCCACCACCAGAGAAAACAGCAGGAGTAGCAGCACCAGCACTAGATTCTAAGAGGTGGGCAAGAGGTGGTGGTAAAAGACAATTCACAAACAAACCAGATAAACCAGGCAAGGCTCCAACACCAACCAAGTCGTCAGCACATGCGGCTAAGAGTCTTTACATCCCTACATAAATGGACTTAAGCATTGACCCTATTGATCTAGCACCAGGGAAAGGAGCTAAAGATAAAAAGGAAGGTACTACCCTTGCTGGTAGATACGACCAACTAAAAACTAACCGTGATCCTTTCCTTCAAAGAGCAAGAGATTGTGCAAAGGTAACTAACCCTGCTGCCTGCCCTGACTCCAACATGGGAGATCATGGAAAACTCAAGACACCTTGGCAATCAACAGGTGCGATGGGTGTTAGTAACTTACAAAATAAATTAAACCTAACTCTCTTTCCTCCTAACACTCCCTTCTTTAAGCTAGAGATTGACAGCCTTGCCTTAAGAATAGAAGAGCAAGGGCCAGAGATTAAGACAGAACTCGACACAGCATTGGTAAAGGTAGAGCAAGCTGTGATGATGGAATTAGAAACCATGAGTGCAAGAGCATCACTTGCTCAAGCATTTCAGCAGTTACTAATTACAGGAAACGTCCTTCTTTATGTGCAAGAGGACAGGGTTAGGACTATACATTTACAAAACTATTGTGTCGTTCGTGATCCAATGGATCATGTGACTGAGATCTTAGTAGAAGAAGAAGTATATCCTGAAGCATTACCAGACGGATTCTTCCCTGAACAAGAAGAGGAAGACGATAAGCTAGGCCCAGTCAAGAAGACAGTAAAGATACATACATGTGTTAAGACTGAGAACGGCATCACTCGCTGGTATCAGGAGTGCAAAGGCAAAGAGATTCCTAATACATATGGCATGTGTCCAATGGATGTAAGTCCTTGGATTGTGTTGAGGTATGAGCGTATTGAAAGTGGAGAGGAATACGGAAGAAGCCATGTCGAAAAATACTACGGCGACTTGACTGCACTTGAATCTTTATACCAAGCTTCAATCGAAGCAGCAGCAGCAGCCTCTAAGGTTCTGTTCCTTGTAAATCCCAACGGCACAACCCGACCTAAAACCCTGTCGTCAGCAGCGAATGGGGCTATCGTTCAAGGGAATGCAGCAGATGTGACTGTCATACAGGCACAGAAGCAGGCCGATCTACAAATAACAATGAGTATGATCGAACGTATAGAACAGAGACTAGAGTTTGCTTTCCTACTTAACCAAGCAGTTCAACGACCAGGGGAAAGAGTTACAGCAGAAGAAATAAAATATATGGCTCAGAGTTTGGAAGCCTCAATCGGAGCCTTCTACTCCATACTTACTCAAGAGCTACAGCTACCACTGGTACGCAGGTTGATCTACATGCTACAGAAGAAAGGCAAACTACCTGAGTTCCCTAACAGCCAAGAGACAGGTGATCCTTTAGTACAACCAAAAGCAGTAACAGGTCTTGAAGGTATAGGTAGGGGTGATGATATGAATAAGTTAACTGAGTTCTTATCTATTACTCAGCAGGTACTAGGTCCAGAGATAGCACAACAGTATGTAAATTACGAAGAAGCACTGCGAAGATTAGCAGCTAGTGCTTCAATAGATACGACAAACTTAGTCAAAACAAGTCAGCAACTACAGCAAGAACAAGCTGCTGCACAAGCTCAACAGCAACAACAGCAGCAAGAGATGCAGATGATGGAAG